CCGGTTTAAGTTCGGACGAATCCGCACTTTTTAGTGGTATGCGACAGTGTTTCAAAAACGTGTGTGCAGGAAATAAATATAAACCAAATAATTGGAAAGAAGCGTGTAATAGACGCGTTAATATATGTAAATCCGAAATAGATATAGCCGGTAAAATGATAGGTAGTACAATTATAGATCAACAGGATTGTAATAATGAAGGCGCTCCACCACCTTCTATTAAACCCTTGAGTAAGACGGATAAATTCTTAGAAAATATATTTTCATTTAGAGAAGATCAAGATAAGAAGTTTATGGAAAAACGGTACGTAAAAATATCTATAGCCATTTTGCTTATTTTGATTTTGGGTGCAGTAATTTCTGGGACTATTATTATAGTATAACTTAAAGAAAAAAAAGTACCTATATTTATAGTATGAATGTGGTGTTGGTGGTGTTGTCATACATTCGAAGGTACACCTTTGAATATGCCTTATAAACACGACGAAAGACGTAACAAATTTTATACTTCAGGAAACTTTTGTTCGTGGAGTTGTATGAAAACATATGTAATAGATAAATACGGGTGTAATCGGGGTGGTCTTATATGCGGTAATATGGTTATGATGCGTCGAAAACTTTTCAATAAGATTGGAACCATTAAAAAGGCACCCCCGAAACAAAAACTCATTCAATTTGGAGGAGATATGACTATAGATCAGTTTAGGGAAAATAACGTAGTCGATAAGGAAGAACCTAATGAAATAAAAACTGAACCTGTTCGCGAAATAATTATACCAATATCTGATAACACTAAAAAAATGAAAGATATAAAATCGTCTACGGGTAAAAATGAAACGTTACGTTTGAAAAGAGATAAACCACTCAAACGAAACGAGAATAATTTAGAATCGGTTTTAGGTTTAGTCATTAAGACCAAACCGTAAATCTCGTCTTTGTTTATTGGTAGGTTTTGATTTTGGAATGTGTATTGATTTACACGAATGTACCCATTGATTACCATCGTATGCAATCCATTTAATACCGTTTTTTTCTATAATTTTTCGACATAAAACACACGGTAGTGATATACCATAACCATTACTGGTTTCTCTGTGTATCACTAACGTACCATGTTTTCTATTTATCCACGACGAGAATTGGTGGTTTTTATACCCTTTTTTTAAAAAATCGTGTTTTAAATTTCGAATCATGCGTCTTTCGGCACAACATATATTATCACTTTTTATCTCACTTTTTAATTTGGTCGTATAAGTTGTCACGGTATGATAGGACATTTGTTTATACGAGCGAATTGTTTTTAATATCGTTACAATTAATACATATTGATCCGTGATATACAAAAGAACAGTAATCACATTCATTTAGAACTTCAACTCGTCGTTTTACGAGTTTATTCTGTGAATATAAAACGAGATCTCTTATACTATAAATACCATACATAATCATTGTTTCTAAATTTGGGAATTTCATTATATTTAGTATACGACGAAAAACTTTATGTTATTTATACACCTAAACACTTAAACATTTTTTTACACCCCGCACTCGTTTTTAACATGAGTGCAAAACTATCGATCATACCAGGTACCATTGCTTTTAAAAGTGTTTCGAATTCGGTATCTGTATCACCTTCGTCAATTTGTTCGATGATTGAGAAAATCAAATCCGTGACGAGTTCCTTTTTAGCTGGACCGGAAATCGTTTTGAGGTTATTTGCTTGAAGCATGAGTGTAGAAACTAAAACACATACATTTTCTTTTGTAATGCGTTTACCTCTGTATCTTTCGACAATTTTCTTCATTTCCGAGGCAACGATCTTAGATTTTTTTGATTTTGAATCGTAATTAGCGATAATTTTTTCTGGTGGGACTGACATTGTATATTATACTAATATATCAATTAATTTCTTTAATTAATGTATAATGAACACAGACGAGAGAATTGCATTTATTGCTATTGTTTTAGGTTTAACCCAGTTGATTATGTTAGCTAAAAAAATACACGATGCTGAAGATATATCATATTATAGTGTTGAGTATATTGTTGTTGGTATGTTAGCAAGTTTACTTTGGGTTGTTTATCAGTATAGAAAAGGATCAAATTTTTCCGCTATATATTCTTCAGCGGGTTTATTTTTGGGTATGTATACTTTGAGAAAGCTCTTAAAGAATAAAAATGATAAAAAAATAGAATAAATGTATTCTTCGAGTTTAAACAAATTACGAGTTTCACCGATTGTATCGAGAAATATAAGACGAAATCGATCGATAAGACCAATTACATGCGCAACCAACGATAATTCGGGTATTAATTGGAAATATACTGAGGCGGTTAATGGTAGAGCGTCTATGTATGGAACAATAATGGGTACTCTTAACTGGGGACTTACGGGTTTGAATGTAATTGAACAAACACATTTTTTACCATTTGCTCTATTGGGTTGTGGTACTTCTTTGATAGCTATATATACAATGACGAATGCATTTCGAAAGCTATCAGAGGAGGAGTTTGATAAATTTGCAACAATTAATACGGGTCGCGTTTCAATGGTCCTTTTTAGTGGACTGGTCACAGCTTCTATTGCTGGTCTCTAATAATGGTATATTCGTATTGGTTAATATATAACCAACAAACTCAATCATTTTTATTTTATCTTCTAATGAAAATGTTCCTGCTCCACGAATCACGTGGGCCAAGAGCATAAACATTATATGTGTGGATTCATATAATTCCATCATACAGTAGCATTAACTGCACCCTTTAAACCTGGTCTATATTTTTTAGACGACTTCATAACCATACCTATACCACCAGCCATGACGATGGATATAACCAGACCTGCGATACCAACGTTGCGAACATGTTGTTTTTCATCTTTGGATTTACATTCATCACTTTGTGCCATACCCAAAATCATAGCCGATCCAATCAAAGCCATTATCGCGTAAAGCATACCTATACTCCAACCCTTTTTCTTCATCGCTTTTTGCATAAGCAAAACAACTGGTATCATTATACCAATTGTCAAAGTATGACTCAAATACATTTTTATATTTTTCCACATATCACTATCTTGTATTGATTTACAATCATTAAATAATGATATACCCATAGCTGTTACACCCGTGTAAAGGGATGCGAGTACGAGTATAAGAAAAAGTTGTTTACCACCTACACCTCCTGGTGTTTTAGTAGCTACATAATTTACAGTTTTATTTATTGCTTCTATTGCCATTTATTAAAAGATAAGAAAATAATATTAAATTTACATTAAACTATCGTATATATTATTTCCTTTTGGTACTACGTAACCTCCATTTTCCCATCGATTATCCTGTTTTTCTACAGATTTGATATGCCATATAGAAATGGATGGATCAGCTTGTAAACAAACTTTTTTATCATAACCAACTATAACTTCATGTAACCCCCTATCCCATTTTATTTTACTTGTATTTTTGAAAATTCGTCCCTGATAATCTGGCCAATTTATCCAATCGAGTTCATTCGTTTTAAATTTACATTTTTCTAAAAATTCTTGCGTAAAACCCGGGTGAATATTTATTCGGGGAATCATTATAAGGTCTGCACCAGAATCTTTGACAGCTTTTTTAATACATTTAATTAGTTTTTCTTTTGGCATTTCGTCGGGGTCTATAATAAAAATATAATCACCCGAACATTTGCTTAAATGAAAATTCCTATGTTCCGAAAAATTGCCATCAAAATCCCTTTCACACGTAACTACTTTATTACCAAAATGTTTTATAACGTTACTAACGTTATCGGTAACGTGTGCAGTATCAATTAAAATATTAATTTCATCTTCTTCATCCTTTACTTTTAGTAAGAACGATACGAGTGAAAATAAATCACGTGATTCATTACATACAGTTATAGCGTATGATAATTTCATAATATTAAAGATACCGGTATACTCTTTAATATAATGAACATTGTTAATACACCTAAATATGGTTCTGGGCCTAATGGTGGTCATAAACAAGATAATCTTAACAGAAAATATATAACATTTGAAGAAGCTTTAAGGAAATAATAGCTATAATATAAAATGTTTGGTAAAATCCATGGACGGTTTTTTTTACAACAGGATCTCGGTATATCGAGTGATGATACACCATCTACGTTTACACTTTCTGAACTTATAGAGACTTACCCATATTGGCAAAAAATAGTAGAGGAATTAAGAAATAATTATGATACTGTTAATTTGTGTACAATGTTCGAAACAAACGATGTACATCCAGATATCATAGATAAAATGAAACTTTTTGATGAAGTTATAGTACCTTATGATTATCTTAAAGATATATTATTGGAACACGGAGTTAAATGTAAAGCATTAAATTCATGGACATCTCCACTTATACGTTCGAAACCTGAAGTAATACATAAAACACGCGATCCTTCAAAACTTATATTTTTGTATAATGGAACTAATGATATTCGTAAAAATGTAACAACACTTACAAGAATTTTTTCAGATGCACTTGAAAAAACAGAACATATACTTATTGTTAAAACAAATAAACCCGATAATTTAACGATAACTAAGAATATTCGCGTTATAACGGAACGTATTTCTGATGAACAATTAGCTTCACTATTCAATTTATGTGATTACTGTGTTACATGTACACGTGGTGAGGGTGTTGGGTTACTACACCTAGAAGGACACTATTTTAATAAACCTATAATTAGTCATGAACAAGGTGTGTTCAAACAATTGGGTGTTGATATAATACCACTGCCTTCAAATGAAATTGATATAGATTACACATACGTTCCAGAGTTTCTTAAGAATGTGTTTTACGGTAAATGGTGGGACATTGATGAAAAAAAATCTATAAAAATTATTAAAAAAATAATATAACTGTAATATAAATGTCAAAGATTATTATATTTATTATTTTTATCATTATTTTATCAATAATACTTTTTTTACGACATAAATATTGTTTCTTTAATATTAAAAAAAACCCTTGGATTAATTCGTGTA